CAAGTTTTACTGCGCCGGAAGGCTTTGATTTTGAAGGGATGGATGAAGGCGAGGAGAAAGAAGTTCTCGCTAAAGTTAAACATTTGGGTGGTGGCAATTTTAGTGTCGTCTCTGTTGACGGCTACGAACTCGGCGAAGAGCCTGAGATGGAAGAAGAGGAAGAGGAAGAAGGTGAAGAGATGGAAGGCGATGAAGGTGAAGAGGGAGAAGAGGAATCTTACGCTAAACAACTCAGCGCCCGTGCTGGATTGATGTAATATGGCTATTGCTCCTAACACCAACGACTCGAAATCCAACCTACTTGCTAAGATCGCCGCTAATACAGGCGAGACAAAACCCGCAGTAGGTGATGGAGAGCATAACCTTCTCTGGAAGATCGCTGCTAACACCTACGCTACCGCTACAACTGGTGGTGGAGGTGGAGGTGGGACTGGTGGAACTGGGGCAACTGGTGCTACAGGAGCCGCTGGCGCTGTAGGAGCTACAGGTGCTAGCGGGTATATCGGTTCTGATGGCGCTACAGGCCCACAAGGACCAGCAGGTGCAACTGGATCGGGTTCTACTGGTGCAACTGGCTTAACAGGCTCTACAGGTTTAACTGGAGCTACTGGCGAAATCGGATCAACAGGTCTTACAGGAGCCACAGGCATCGGCGCTACTGGAATTACTGGTGATGTTGGAGCTACGGGAATACAAGGCGCGACAGGTGATCAAGGAGCAACTGGCGTTACAGGTGCAACCGGAGACATTGGCTTAACAGGAGCAACGGGCATTATCGGAGCCACTGGTATAACTGGAGAGAATGGTGCTACGGGCGAGATTGGTGCTACGGGATTAGAGGGAGCGACTGGACTTACTGGCGCAACTGGATCAGAAGGCGCTACTGGACTTCAAGGAGCTACCGGCGAGACTGGAGCGACTGGTGATGTCGGAGCCACTGGCGAAGTCGGTTCGACTGGGCTAGAAGGAGCTACGGGACTCACTGGAGCTACGGGATTAACAGGTGCTACAGGCATTCAGGGTGCGACAGGACTTGATGGAGCTACAGGATTAACTGGAGATACTGGAGCGACTGGCGCAACTGGAATTGCTGGTGTTGATGGCGCGACAGGGGCGACAGGATTGAGCGGAACTGATGGTTCAACTGGAAGCACTGGAGCTACAGGAGTTACTGGAGAACAAGGTTCCACAGGCGCTACAGGCCAACAAGGTGCTACAGGCTTAACTGGTGCTGGTGGAGCGTCTGGATATTGGGGATCGTTCTGGTCAACTCAAGCTCAAACTGCTGCTGCAATCAACACGGCATACGCAATTACATACAACAATACTGATCCAGATGGTATCGGAGTTTCAATTTCAAATAGTAGCCGAGTCAACTTTCAATACACGGGAGTTTATTCAATTACTTTTAGTGTTCAATGGTCGAATTCAAGCAACCAAATTCACGATGCAAATATTTGGTTAAGGAAAAATGGAGTCAATGTTGACGATACCGATTCTCGCTGGTCAATTGTAGAACAGCATGGCGGAACAAATGGACGATCCGTTGGCACTGTAAATTATGTTCTGAAGGTTCTCGCTGGAGAATATCTGGAATTGTTCTGGCAGACTACAAATACTGGTATTTCATTGGAATATCTCGGCGCAATTCCTCCTACTCCTGCTATCCCGTCTATCATCTTGACCGCAACACAGGTAATGTATGGTCAACTTGGAGCTACTGGGGCCACAGGTTTAGGTGCGACTGGAGCAACAGGCGAAACTGGAGCTACAGGTTTAACAGGTGCAACCGGACTTACAGGTGCTACTGGAGATCAAGGCGCTACTGGCCTTATTGGTGCAACAGGAGACATAGGTTCTACTGGCATTCAAGGAGCGACAGGTGCAACTGGTCTTGGTGCAACAGGAGCTACTGGAGTTGATGGAGCTACTGGAGCAACGGGGCCAGCATCTCCAGCAGGAGGAACTAGGTGGGCGCATCCGGGCAATGGAACACAAACGGCTTTTTCAGTAACTGGAGCTATTTCAACTCTTTCAACTGCATTTCTTGTAGCGATTGATGGAGTTGTTCAAGACCCAAATGAATATACTATTTCTGGAACGACACTCACAATGTCATCCCCAGTCCCAAATGGATCACAAATTGTTATTGTTTCCCTAAATGGAATTACAGGAGCGACTGGCCCATTAACTAAATCTCTTATTCGATTTACAGCGCAAAAAGACAATCAACCTCCAGCAACTAACTTTGCTACACTTGATACACGCAATTCTATTGCAGTATTAGACTTTGACGATACAACAGATGAGAGCGCAATCTTTGTTTCCGTTTGCCCAGAGGGAGCTAATCTTACAAGTGGATTGTCAATTCGATTGATTTGGACTGCAACAACTGCAACTAGCGGTTCTGTAGTATGGGATGCTTCATTAGAAAGAATGACAACTGACATTGATACAGATTCATTCGATACAGCAGCAAGCGTTACAACTACAACTAATGCTACAAGCGGGATTCCAAATTATTCCACAATTACGCTTACAGCAATTGACTCACTCGCAGCAGGAGATGGATTCCGCTTGAAAATCAGTCGTGATGCTAATAACGCAAGCGATACAATGACCGGCGACGCCGAACTCATCGCCGTCGAAGTCCAACAGGTTGCCTAATTATGGCTTATGATTTTACAGCGACCAGCACGCGCTATTTAAATTTCAATGCGCCCGCAACAACATGGCCAATAACAATGGCCTGCCAGTTTAATCCAAAAAACATAACAACCGGAATGATGTTAATGTATATTGGCAACAAGTTAGGAACCTCTCGTTTTCTTCTCGCGGCCAATGGCGATGTTGCTGGCGATCCATTGGCTGCGGGTGTTTCAAATTCAACGAACACTGTTGTATTAGTAAACTCAACATCTGGTTACAGCGCAAATATATGGTCTCACGCTTGCGGAGTTTTTGAATCAGCATCTTCTACTTCTGTTTATTTGAATGGAGCAAACTCTGCAACTAACACAACCGCGCTTGGCGGCTCTCTAACAAACATCAACACGGGGGCTGTTGGTATGCAATGGGTCAGCAATAGTGTTGCATCTTTGGCTTCATCACTCATAGCAGAAGTCGGCATCTGGAACGCCGCGCTCACTGCCGCTGAAATCGCCTCCCTCGCTAAAGGCATGACCTGCGACAAGGTGAGGCCGCAGTCTCTCGTCTTCTACGCCCCCCTCGTCCGCAATCTACAAGATGCCAAGGGTGGTCTAACAATCACTAACAACGGAGGCGCAACCGTAGCAACACATCCTAGAGTATATGCCTAATTACTATAACAAAACCAATCCATCCGACTTGCGTGATTTACCGCAAAGCCTCATTGATACTTGGGTCGATGTCAATAATCCCAAGCTACAAGAATGGATTCCTGCTCCACCTAAACCATCACCAGATGCCGTGTGGGACAATGGGCAATGGGTCATTCTACCTCCTCCATCTTGGACAGCGGAAGAGTGGTTGAATAAAGAAGGCTATAACTCAACTGCGTTAGTAACGCTTCTTGATCTGAACGGAAAACTAGTTGCAGCAGGAAAGACATCTGTTAAACTTAATGCCGTTAAGAATTGGACTGACGGAATGATTGCATCTTATGCAGCCGATCCATCTCCTAAATCAGATTGGACTAACGCTCCATATGGATTTACAGAGACAACAAAAGAAGTTGTTCAAATTCTTGGTTCTTGATATAAGCAACAGTCTCAAATCACTAAAAATATAAAATTATGCCACTCACTAAAGCAACAACTAATGTAGTCAACCTCGACAAAGATACGCTTATCAACGGGATTCGCGTTGGACTCGGTTCTGGAAATATTGGAACAAATACTTCCGTTGGAAGTATCAATATGATTTATAACACAACTGGATTTTTTAATACTGCCGTTGGTCACGCTTGCTTTGAATTCAACACAATTGGACAAGGTAACACAGCAGTTGGCACAGTTGCGCTTCGTCAAAATACACAAGGAAACTCAAATACAGCAGTTGGTGTAAACGCACTTAATGCAAACACAACTGGAAGCAATAATACAGCAGTTGGCATAGGCGCACTTTACTCCAACACAACTGGAAACAATAATACAGCAATTGGTATTTTCGCATTAGACTCCAACACAACTGGAGATAATAATACAGCAGTTGGTGTAAATGCACTTGGCTCCAATACAACTGGACGAGATAATACAGCAATTGGAAATTCTGCACTTTTCAACAACACGACATTTTCAAATGTTGGTGGATTTGGATTCAACGCTCAAGTTTCTGACTCAAATCAAATCAGAATTGGTGATACAAATATTACTGCCGTTGTTTCACAAGTTGGTTCTTGGTCTGACGAACGAGATAAAGCCGATATTCGTGATACTGTTCTTGGTCTTGATTTCATCAAGGAACTTCGTCCAGTTGATTACAAGTGGGACTACCGCGAAGATTATCGTCCAGAAGCTCCTGCCTCTGTAAGTAAACCAGCAGAACTTAAAGAAGATGCTTCCGCAGAGGAAAAAGCTAAATACGCTCAAGAACTTGCTGAATACAATGCTTACAAAGTTAAACTTGATAAATGGCTTGAAGATTGCAAGTGGTCTAATCTTGTTCACGATGGCACTCACAAGCGCAATCGTTTCCATCACGGCTTGATTGCTCAAGAAGTTAAGGCTTTGATTGAACGAACCGGAGTTGACTTTGGCGGATTCCAAGATCATACAATTAAAGGTGGAGATGCAGTTATGACAATTGGTTATACTGAGTTGATTGGGCCGCTTATTAAGGCTGTTCAACAACTCTCCGCTAGAGTAGAATATCTTGAATCAAAATAATTCCGTTTTAGTTTAATAGATGCCAATACTTCCTCAACTTGGAGATTCCGAAAATAATCTTTTAGCGAAAACCGTAAATAACACTGGCCCTAATCAGCCAGTGCATGGAGACGGTCGCTGGAATCTTCTGTATAAGCTGTGTCAAAATACCTACGAGGCAGCGGTTAGGAATAATATTATTGACGGAGAGGTTCAGACTTATTACGACCTTCCCGTAACTCAAGGCAACCCCCCACTTCAGTCTGTTTATCTTGTTCTTGAGGCAGTCGGCGTTCCTTTAATCAATCGTCACCCTGCTGGGCTATACGCTAGGACTCAGAACGCAGGCAATCTTTCCGACTGGATATATGTCGGTGATCTTAATGTAGGAACTACTGGGGCTACCGGAGCGACAGGCGAGACCGGGGCAACTGGTTTCAAGGGAGCATCCGGTTTAACTGGAGCAACTGGAATCACTGGCTCCACTGGTCCGCAGGGTAATCCCGGAGGTGCTACTGGAGCGACTGGAGCTACTGGACTGCAAGGCTCTACAGGATCAACAGGATTGACCGGATCAACTGGATCGACTGGTCTGACAGGAGCGACTGGTTTGATTGGCTCTACTGGATTAACTGGATCGACAGGAGCTACAGGAATTACTGGCGCTAGTGGTATAAGCACAATTTATAGCGATACAAATCCAGTTCCTCCGCTTGTTCCTGTAGAGGGGCAGAGATGGGTTGATACAACAACACTAAACGAATATCAATGGTATGATAATACTTGGGTTGAAGTAAATGCTCCCAATACAGGATCAACTGGAGCGACTGGCGTTGGTGGAGCTAGCGGTGTTATCACAAGTGCATATGTTACAAATATGGAGGTTGTTACATCGCTTCCAGCAAGTCCAACTCCAACTACATTTTATATTGTTATTCCTAGCGGAGCAACTGTGGCTAGTAATGTAACCCTTGGAAGCATATCTCTCTTAGGTGGTGGTGGTGCATTTTCACCAACATCAATTGCAGGACTACAGCTTTGGCTTGATGCTTCTGACGATGCTACGATGCTTGATTCAGGCGGCAATCCTGTTTCAATGAATTCTCAAGTCGCAAGATGGAAAGACAAATCAAATGTTGGTAATGACTTTCTACAATCAGTAGTTAATAATCAACCTACACGATCTACATATAACGGACTTAAAACACTTTTGTTTGATGGTTCAAATGATGGCATGACATGCAATACTTGGAATTATTTCCTCACAAACATGTCTGTATTTATTGTATTTAGGTCAATAGGAATTCAATTTAATAGATTCTTTACACTGAATGACAATGGAATATATCAAGACTACCAACTTCCGGGAAATATTATTCCTCTAGTTGGAAACTCAAGCTCAGGAATTGGCGCATATATTGCAAATTCTTCTAGCTACGCAGCAGTTGTTCCATACACAGCAAACTCTTGGTCTATTTTAAGCTCACTAATTACGCCTTCTTCTGTAACAACAAAAATAAACTCTACAAGTTTAAATCAATCCATCTCTTATGCTGGAAAGGCTGTAACAAAAGCTCAGATTGGATTTATTAATTCTTTTTCTGAGTCAATAAATGGCAATATTGCTGAAGTATTATTTTACAATTCAGCCTTAAACAATTCTCAAATCCAGTCAATAGAATCATATCTTTCAACAAAGTGGAGCGTTGTGCTATGAACCGTTTTTTTAGAATCACTCCTGAGAAATACGAGGAAATCCGATTAGCAATGGACTCTGAAAGCGGATTTGAATCCGAGAATACTTGGTTTGTTTCTAGCGATAAAGCTCCGAGTGATAATGATGGGCTATGCTTAATAGCTGCGATTCCAGAAATATCTGCTAGATTTGAAGAAGAAAATATAGAAGAAATAACAGAAGAGGAGTATTTGTCTTCATTGCCAGCATTTGAATTATGATTAACTTTCCAGACTCTCCATTTGTAGGACAAGAGTTTACTTCAGGAAGCAAGTCTTGGAAGTGGAATGGATATGCTTGGTTATCTATAGCAAACACAGCAGCCATTGGCTCTACTGGAGCAACAGGATTAACTGGCGCAAGTGGCGCTACAGGGATTCAAGGTGCTACAGGTTTTACAGGCGCAACTGGTCCTGTTGGAGCTACTGGAAATAATGGGTTAGATGGAACGACTGGAGCGACTGGCTCTACTGGCTTAACAGGATCAACAGGATTGCACGGGGCTACTGGCTTGACTGGCTCTACTGGACTTCAGGGTGCAACTGGTTTTGAAGGAGCAACTGGAAGCACAGGCATTACTGGTGCTACTGGAGAGATTGGATCAACTGGATTAACTGGGTCAACCGGAATTACGGGTGCAACTGGTTTGCAGGGTGCGACAGGATTTGGTGCAACAGGTGCAACCGGATTAACTGGATCGACAGGTCCGGCTGGACAATCTTCGACATTCTATAATTATCAGGCAGACGCTAATGCCACATCTGGAATCCCAAGTTCTGGATATTTATACTGGAATAATTCTACTCAAGTATCCGCATCGACAGTTGTTCTTTCTCACATAGATGCTTTGGGAAATGACATTGATGTATTTTTTCTCCTGTTTAAAGATGGGGATAATTTCATTATTCAGGACCAATCAAATTCAGACAACTTTCAGACTTGGGAAATTAACGGAACTCCGACAGTTGTTACGAACAGCTATATTTCAATACCTGTAACATTTGTTAATTCTGGAGGAGTATCGCAATTTACTAATAACCATCAGGTCATTTTCGCCATTGTAACCTCTGGTTTGACTGGCGCGACTGGATTGCAAGGTTCAACTGGCGCTACTGGAATACAAGGTGAAGTCGGAACTACTGGTGCAACAGGGCCGCAAGGAGCTACGGGTGCTGGATCAACTGGTGCTACCGGAGATATTGGACCAACTGGCGCGACTGGATTAACCGGAGCTACCGGGTCTGGTGCTACGGGGGCTTCTGGGTATATTGGCATTGATGGAGCCACCGGAGCTACTGGACCAGAAGGAGCTACAGGAGCTGGCTCGACTGGTGCTACGGGAGCCACTGGCCCTACTGGAGACATGGGCGCGACTGGTTCTACTGGTCCAGCAGGAGCTACTGGAACGATACCGGGGAATGTTATTATCTCAGATATAACTGGAATGACTGGTGCTACAGTATTAGCTAATGCTGTTCAGATTACGCAGGCTGGATATAATGCGTTGACTCCATCATCTTCAACTCTTTATATTATTGTTGGATGATCTTAACTCAGTCAACAGCGGCATACATACAATCAAGTCCAGTTAGAACAATTACTAACCAGACTTCATCGTTCCGTCACTTCATGGTGTATTTGGATACACTGTTATCTTCTGCGATTACTGGATCAATTGGAATCATCAAGAACGGACTCGGAGTTCTTACGCTATCAGGAAATAATACTTATGCTGGGAACGCTGCGATTAACGCAGGCGTATTAACGATCACCGATCTTACTGCGCTACCGGGTTGGAATACTAACGGTAGATATTCGGTTGAGTCAGGCGCAACACTTGCTGTCTATAACGCAGTGACAGACGCGAATGTTGTCACGATTCTAGGAACCACCAACTTTAACGCAGGATCGGCTATAGGTTTCGATACGACATCAGGCAATAGGACATACCCGAATGTCATTGCAAACACCGCTAAGGGGGCTTTAGGGCTAACCAAGCTAGGAGTTAATACGCTGACGATCTCTGGCGCTAATAGCTATACTGGACCAACGCTTGTTATCGCTGGGACTCTCGCTACATCTACAGCTAACAGAATCCCTGATGCGTCTGCCGTTACGATCTTGTCTGGCGCGACAATTACTCTTGGAGGTGCGGATACCCTTGCCACTCTTGCTGGAGCTGGGACATTAACCTGTGGTGCAAACGCATTGACTCTTAACTCCGCAAACTCTGAGACATTTAGTGGGACTCTAACAAATACAGCGGGAACATTTATAAAGACTGGATCAGGGGTTCAAACACTTTCTGGATCAACAACTGTTGCTGCACAGGTTCGACTTGATGGTGGTGGAATTGTATCCAGTGGGACATTTACTCAAACGGCAGTGGCTGGCGCGCGTAACTTCCAAATAGCTCTTGCTGGAGGAACAACAGCCACACTAACTGTATCTGGCGGAACTATGACTGTTACTGGGTTATTCTTTGGAGAGAATAACGGCGGATCAGCGACAGTTAATTGCAATGCTGGAACGCTTCAGGTTAATGGCGAGACATGGATGGCTGGTCTTGCCAGCACACTTAATGTTAATGGCGGAACATTTAATGGATCAGCTTATGATATTGGTGGTGGTGGTGGAACTACGACAAGTATTGTAAACATAATATCTGGGACATTTGCATTAACTGGGAACCTTCGCTGGGGTATCGGCGGCGCGTCTGCAACATCTGTAATAAACCTAGATGGCGGAACATTCCGTTGCAATAACTGGTTCAGGAATGGCGGAACGAATACATTCAACTTTAACGGTGGAACATTCACAACAACGACTAATAATTTAACAATAACTCAGCCGTTTATATCCTGCTTGATTAAAAGTGGTGGAGCTATATTCGGAAATGCTGTTACGCTTATCTTCGATACTGTTCTAGCAAATGCACCTAGCGTTTCAGGGAATCTCGTAATGAATGGAACTGGAACACTGATTCTTCGTCAGGCCAATACATTCTCTGGAACAATTACCATAAACGCAGGAAGCCTTAATTTCGGAAATGGTTCTACAACCGGATCGGCTGGCTCAAGCAGTGGGATAACCAATAACGCAACACTTACATTTAACCGATCAAACACAATGACGCAGGGGACAGACTTCCCTGTTATTAGTGGAAGCGGAACTGCCGTTCAGTCTGGCAGCGGAACAACTATACTTGGTCTATCAAATAGTTATACAGGTGAAACGCGAATCAACGCAGGCATTTTGCAATTAGGTCATGCTGGTGGATTTGGTTCTGGAGATATTCGCTTTACTGGTGGAACGATGCGGTATGGCAGCGGCATTACAACAGATGTCTCATCGAGAATTGTAAATAACTCCTCCGCTATTCGCATAGATACCAATGGTCAGAATGTTGATTTTGCGTCTCTTGGGTCAACCAATACTGGAGGACTGGTTAAAACCGGAACTGGGATATTAACAATGTCTGGTTCTGGTAATACTTATACTGGAGTCAATACGATTAGCGCAGGAGAAGCTACATTCTCTGGAACCTATACTGCAACAAATGCTGTCAATATCAATGGTTCAGCTAATCCGATATTAAATATCAGCGGCAATTTTACACAGACATTCACTGGAGGCGGTGTGCGTAGCTTTCAACTCGCAGTCAGTGCGGGAACTACAGCAACCGTAAATGTAAGTGGATCAGCAGTTGTTACACTTAATGGCGGAATGATGCTTGGTGACAACAGCGGCGGTAATGGAACATTCAATCAAACTGGCGGGACGGTTAGCACTAGCACAAGCGGAACTTGGTTGTCTGGGGCTGTTTGCTTAATTAATGTATCAGGAGGAACTTTCACAACACCCGGTATTGAGTGCGGTGGTGGCGTTGGTGCTGGGACATTAACCGTTTCTGGAACAGGAACAATCAATGCGGGTAGCCTTATTCTAAATCGCGGAAGCGGCGTTGGTGTATCTGCTGTATTAAATGTAAATGGTGGAACGCTGACAACTACTGGCATTTCCCATGTCACTACCGCTAGACCAGCAACTATAAATTTCAACGGTGGAGCATTCACAAGTCTTAATACAATGACGATACCGTCAACAGTATCGTGCGTTGTTAAGTCCGGTGGCGCTATTCTTAATCCTTCTGCTGGTCAGCTTAACATTCCGAGTGCGCTTACTACTGACGGGACGGGTGGAGGGCTGGTCAAGCAAGGCGCAGGCAATGCTTCTCTTACTGGAGTGAACACATACACTGGGTCAACATCAACCCTTACTGGAAACCTAATCGTTTCTTCTGCTTCGTTCCAAGTGAATACGGGAAACAAGTGCAACCAAGTTACATTCACGAATACATCTGTTACCGCGAACTTCACAATCGCTCCGACAATAGGTGATACATTCAAGTTCTTTATCGGTTCAACAGTTCAAACTGGATTATCTGTCACACTTACAGGAACAGGCGTTGCTGGTCGCTCTGGAACATACGACTCGGCTACATCAACTCTAACGATTACCTGAAATAATTATTGAATATTGTTAAACAATTAAATTATGTTCGCTTAAATGAATTTCGATCCTCAGTCAGCGCCACATCATCCCGGTATTATGGGTTCCGCAACAAGCCTTCTAGCAGTTATCGTGTCAGTCCTGCCTCATGTTGAGCAGTGGCTGCGGATTACATCTCTTGCATTCGGCACTATTGCAGCGATAGTTTCTATTATTGTAATGATTGAGAAGCGCAGTAACGACAAAAAAGACAAATGAAAACACTACTTGTTAAAGCTATCTCCGCTATTACCGGAGCATCCAAATCAGTTATCGAGTTCATCATTCCGATCCTCCGCGACTCGGCTAGTTCCCTCTTGAAGGAACTGCTTCCTATCGCATTGGAAGTTGTATCCTCACTGCTTACTTCGGATAAGAGCGGTGACGAGAAGCGCAAGATTGCCGTGGATAAGATCAAAGACGCTGCAACCCGCGAGGGGATCAATGCTTCCAACCGTGCAGTCAACCTTGCTATCGAGCTTGCTCTTGCCAAGCTGACCGATAAATGAACGACGAGAAGGCATGGTGGCAGAGCAGGACGATTATCGGAATCGTCGTTATGCTACTTGCTCAAGTGCTGAAGTGGCTCAATGTTGATATAGTCAACGAGGAGTTGACCGACATCGTTACTCTAGCGATGGAGAGCATTGGTGCAGGACTGGCTATTTACGGGCGCGTAAAGGCCCGTAAAACGATTCGCAGGACTAAACCCGGTGGTCAGTTCAATCCGAACGCAGAAGTGCGTAAAGCCAAGCCTGCGCGCAAAAGAATCTTCGGCGTATATCTTCTGTTCATTTCCGCGCATTGCAGCGCATTGGCCTATCCTTCGCATGTGTGGTATGAGAACCCTATTAGGTTCAATGCGATTGTTGACGACAGACACTTTCTAATTCGCTTACTGGATAGCCTGTGGGTCAGCGTTAGCGTTCTTCCTATTAAGGGCGAGATCAAAGGCTCGGCTGATTTCTAGTATGGCTACCGAGGCAGAACGGCTAGAGATGGGAGACTTCATTCTGAAGTCCGAGGCTCGTAAGGACAAGCTGGGCAGGCTTAAAGTTTATCCACTACCCAAGGCTGACGGTGGTGGCACATTTGAAGTTGCAGGTATCAACGATAGATACCATCCCAAGGCTGCAACGCATCTAAAGAATCTCATCGACAACAACCGTCATTCACAAGCAGAGAGCTTCGCCAAGAAGTATCTTGTTGAATACACAGATGTCGTTAAGAACTGGACTGAACTGGCTCCGCTAGAAGCATTCCTCCGTGATGCTGCATTTAACCGAGGACCGAAAGGCGCCTTGCGAATCTTGCAGATTGCGTTGGGTATTGCTGATGACGGAAAGTTTGGACCTGTAACGAAGACAACTCTAGCTAAAGCAGCAAAGAATGTGGCATCACTTCTTGACAACCTGCGTAGTGCTAGGGAAACATACGAGATTCGCGTTGCTCCACCTGTAGGAGCCAGAGCAAAGTTTTGGGCTGGCTTGCAGAACAGATGGAACAATGCGTTAGAATTCAGTAAGAAGTTTATAGTTTAACAATAGAAACAAAATATATGGACCTAGAAAATAAAGCCCTGAAAGAAGCATTTAATAAAAAGTATTCCGGCGTAAAAACTGATGAAGAAGACTACAAGCGTTTCGCTAAAAAGTATTATGGCGAGCAGCCAGAAAGCGTCTATAAAGAACCTTCATTGCTTGAGAAAGCAAAGCGCACAGTCAGTGGAGCTATTGATGTCAATGTTGGCCGCGCTAAAAGCGACTACGGCAGGATGCAGCGTGGATACCGCGAGCTTGAGAAGGGTTTCTAATCCTGCATGACCAGCAAAGAATACAAGCTGTTAATCCTAGCGATGCTGTCTATGTCAGTATCGCTAACAGCCTTTTACATGATTGCGAAGCTAGCCTTTTATGAGTGATACCGAAGCGTTGATTAAAGAGAACAAGAAGCTGAAAGAGATACTGAGGCAGTGCTTGAAGGCGCGACAGATTAACCATGTGCGGCAAATAATTAGAGAGGCATTAAGCAATGAGCGAGGCAATTAAAGCAGCAATGAAACGGCTCGGCGTGTCTGGCGTGAACAAGCCTAAGAGGACACCGGGAGCTAAGAAATCCCATGTAGTTTTGGCGAAGGAAGGGAATAAGGTTAAGACGATTCGATTTGGGCAACAAGGTGTATCTGGTTCTCCTAAACGCGAAGGAGAGTCTGCCGCTGACCGCAAGCGTCGAGAGAGCTTTAAGGCTCGCCACGCAAAGAACATTGCGAAGGGAAAGATGTCTGCTGCCTATTGGGCGGACAGGGTGAAGTGGTGATATTCAATCACTTACACAGTCATATAAAAATATCTTTTGACTTCTTAAAAGAATCTGCCATTCTAATACCGTGCGATTCAAACGGCTAACAGTCCGAATCAGTGATGAGCCTTGGAAGATTATCTTCAAAAAGCCTACTGAAGACGACTACATCGGTGTTGAAGATGACGACATCGGCCTTTGTGTCGCCGAAGATCACAAGATATTTGTTGAGCCTGATCCCGACAGTGTTCTCTCTACCGCGATTCACGAAGTCCTCCATGCTGTATTCCCACAGTTGAGCGAGGATGCCGTGATAGATGGCGAGGCTGCGCTAATGGACCTGCTGAACAAGTTTCCGCAAGAACTATTACACACAAATGATACTTCCAAAACCCGGTAGCTGGTGGACCTTCCGAGGAAACGAGCAAGGCTGCGGTAAGGACCAACAGGTTTGCATGTCTAGCCCTGAAGAAACGATAGCATGGGGGCATGGCTTTAGCTGGATCGGATCAACCGATATGTTCCTCAAAGTCTTTACTCCAACGGATGCCAAGCAGCATCCAGAATTAAAATAGGAAGGCAGGGTAACTCTATCTCGCTACGATACGAACAATATCACTCGCTTTGGAAGACACAGAAATTCCTCCGCGATCTGCTTCACCACTCCACTAGACCAAAGAAGGTGTCAGAAATTGAAGACAGAGCCTACAGTTGTCTTCGCCACTTTCCTTTCCTAGACGCTAAAGGCAAGCCGATGTTTAGCCAAGACGACTTTGAATGCCCCGATTTACCAAAATGAAAAGTAAAATCAGCGAGCGGTTCCAGCCGTTTAACATTACTCGTAAATGGAAGAAGTGGATGGCGGTATCCTGCTCACACGGAGATCACATCGACCCAGAAGCTAGGGATGCTGTGCTTTCGTTCCAAAGTCGCTTTCGCCCTGACACGACCATTCATCTAGGAGACTTCGTGGACATGGCGGCTGCTAGGGGTGGTGCGATGTCAGACCCTAATGCCGCTGATCGCGCTGCCTCTGTAGCTGATGATCTTGCTGCGGGTGTAGATTTTCTGCAAGAGCTTAGACCGCAGCATATCCTTTACGGAAATCACGAGGACAGATTGTTTAAGCTAGCGCATTCACCTAACGCCTTGGCTGCACACGCTGCGACTATTGTTATCCAAGAGATCGAGGCTACAGCAAAGAAGCTCAAGGCTCGCACATACGAATACGACATTCGTTCACACTGCACTCTTGGCGGTCATAAGTTCTTGCACGGCTATATGTTCAACATGTCTGCCATCAGGGATCATGCGGAGACATTTGGTAACTGCATCATGGGACACTTGCACCGAGTGGGACAGGAGCCGGGTAGAACCTTGCAATCCGCTACCGCTTACTGCGTTGGAATGCTTATGAAGTTTGATGCTTCCTATGCGAAGACACGCCGCGCCACTTTAGCTTGGAGCCAAGGCTTTGGCTACGGCTACTACACAGACACACAAATAACCGTAAACCTATGCGAAAGAAAACCAAACAATCCTTGGATGTTGCCTCTGTAGCTGGAGCTTGGCAGGCATTCTTCGATGGAAATAAAATAGATGATGACGAGTCCTTGCGTAAAGCAGGGTGGCTTGACATCTATACTGTTGCCAAAAAAGTAAACCTGTCGTCATGCACTCTTGGCCGGAACTCAGACAAATACGGCTTGATTACAAAGCTATTTAGAGTGTATCGCGGCGGTAAGGTTCGTCAGGTTAGGTATTGCAAACCTAAATAAGAAGGGGGCTTGCGCCCCCCTCTTAACCTATGAACTAATGAACACACAAAAACACCGAACCAAAAGCTCGGCGTGTCGCAATATAACTATTGTTTAACCGTAGTCAATTTGTTTTCAGCGTAAACCGCTACAGCTAGTGCTGACCAAGTGTGTGACTTTAGCCCATATGTCGGACCTTTATCTTCCTTAGTTCCCTGTGGTCCTACAAGGTTCAGCAATGCCTGTCGGATGTCCTTGTCCTTTGATCGCATCGTGCGACACAAATACATCTTAATGTCCTTCCTGTAGCACAAGAGCGTGTCAGTCCTAGCAACCTCTTCAAATCTCCCTACCCAGCGGCAGGTATCAAATACACTTGCACCTACCGCCATGCCATAGCTGGCTACCATTTCGCAGGCTACGATGTCGTATTCCCTACCAATCAGCAGTTGACGCATCTCGTAATTATTAAGATGTCCGTGGTCGACAACCTTCCCATCCCATTGAACGAACGCTGAGTCTGTGGGGCCGGGGTCTATTGCGAATATAGTCATATCAAGTATCCATTCTCCTTTGCCCATTTCGGATTGTCGTGCAACTTGGTATGACACTTACGGCACACAGGCATCCATGTTTCTGTTTTGTTAAGGTTGCTACCCCTCCTAGCCTTATGGTGAATGTCTGTTGCTGCTTCTCCGCATATCTCGCAGAAGTGATTCAGCATAAAGTAATCATACCTAATCTTGGAGTATTCCTTTAGCTCCTTGCGGTGCTTATCGGATACCCTGTTCATAGGTTTATTTCTTTTTAGACCTCTTGTTGTTTTCATACTCGTTAAAATAATCGTGCATTTTATTTAACAACTCTTCTGCCTTATCAGGCGAGATGCTTCGTTCCGCACCGTCTGGGAATGGTCTGCCGCGAGAGTGCATAGGGCTTAACTTGTGCAGCTTGAATGGCGATATGTAGATATGCAGGTCGCCTGATTCGTCTATACCTACGAATGGGTGTAGAGTCATTCAAGAAATAACTTGTATGCAGCACACACTGCTATGACTGCCATCAGCAATATGTTTTCAGGCTTTATCAGCGCGAGTTTGAGCGGCTTCATCGGTGTATGCGATCTTGGCGTAACGCTTCCGCAGCTTGTCCATGTTCTCTTTAATTGTCTCATCCCGACTAATACCAACTGACTGACGGAAACCTTCAAGGTAAAATTCAATGTCACCCAGTTCCTCGACTACATTAACGAGGTCTAAATCCTTGCGGTAAATTATAGCCTTTTTCACCGCATCAAGCAGCTCTCCCGCTTCGCCACAGATGCCCATAATCATGTGCAAAGTGTGGCACTCGGCTGGCGTGATCTCTTCTTTAATCTTATGCCCATCCTTGACGAGGGCTGAAACAAATTCTTCGTATGTCATACTTCTTCTAGCTTTCTATTTATTCTCTCAAGCCAATCGTTGTTCGGCTTGGCCTTTGGTTTCTTTGGTTTCGTTTTTGGTTTAGGTTTTCTGTATCTATTCTCAGGTGGAAATACAGGTGGGAGTATTTCGCATAAGACTTCAATCGTGGAGAATCTAATCCCGCACTTGCATTGATGCCGCCTGCGAACCTTACTGCCCGTGTATTCGTGTTCTTTGCTGACTACTGTTCTATCACCAGCAACTCGGCTGTCGATGATCTTCGTCTTCTTTCCGCACTTAGGACAGTTCATCTTTCTTTTCCTCTCTGACACGACTGTTCTTCTGCGAAAGAATAAGCTTGGCTACTCGGTGTGACGGCAGGTTGAACAAGTCGCAGAGTTCGTGATAAAACTTGGTCTTGAAGAAGTCTTCTGCTGTTCGCTTGGTTTCTTGAAGCTCGTTCTTCGTGCAGGCTGTTGGGTTCTGATAGCGAACATCGTCAACCGCCAGTTGAAAGATTTCCTCTAGCAACCGTTTTGTTGGGTCGCCTTCTTGTGAGGCGATCATATTTTTGCTTTGAGGATTTTGCAGAGGGATTCGATTGCTTCTTTCCTGTCGAAGCGCAGGCCGCAGGTTATGACCTCATGCCACATCCCTTCGATCTTGACTTCCCAAGTTGTGCGTTGGCAGTCGTCGTCGCTGCTGTCGTAGTTGCGAATCGGAAATCCGAGGAAGTATTGATCGCTAGGGCGGACCTCTTCAAACTTCATCCTTGCTATCTCGCCCTCCGCAAGCAGTCGCCTGTATCGCTCATGCCGCAGCTCCTCTCGCAGCGAGTCAATCTCCTGCATAGACAGCAGGCTTGGATGCGCCAGTTCCGGCTCGTCTGCTGGTCGCGCAGAATATCCGACAGACATTTCGTTTGGTTCAAATTCAGGTTCGATGTAGTATTGTGTGTTCATTGAGAAATCAGCTTGCGCCACATATTGTGTTGTGTCAACATTCAATTTCTATGAATAAAAAATTCATCCATCTCGGATGCGAAGTAACCATCGAAGGCAATCGTGTTGCCATTAGAAAACCAGACGGAGCAAAGGTAGAAATACTCACGCTTTCGTTTATCAAGGACTATGACCGTGCAGAGGAATTTGTGCGGGAGTATATCGACCTGAACCTCTCCGAAACCCTGACTACTGTTTAACAATAATGAACCTCAAAGAAAAACTAGACGAGCATATCGGAGACGACTATTCGATTTTGCTTGCAGACGGGCTAGACGAAGCATTCATCGGCATCGGCTGGCAGTTCAACACTCCGCTTGCTGTGTATGATCGTGACAAGTGCATCGAGATTTTAGAGTCGCAAGGCATGACTCCAGAAGAAGCGCAAGAATATTTTTACTACAATACGCAGGGCGCGTATGTTGGTGAGCAAACCCCAATCTTTCTCGAAAGAATATGAAACCAGAAGACCAGATTAAAACCTACCTAGAAGAATCAATGCGGTTCATCGAATCTGCAATGATCTATATGACGCGTGACGATATAGGATATGCCGCAGACGAGATCGACCTAGCTAACGAGAAGCTGATGCAAGCCTACGCAATCGCACGGGAGTATTCCGACCTATGAGCCACCATGATTCACAACTACTGAAAGACCTGAACGAGTCCTACCGAGAACTCGCTAGGCTATCCGAAGCTCTAGCAGAGATGCGGGAGCAGAGAGATGGACTGCAAGCGGAGCTAGAGGAGAACTACATCATCTCAGGACGCAGTGCGAACCGAGAATGGAATCTCATCACCGAGCTTAACCAAGCGAAGAAGCTGGCTGAAGACTGGGAGGAATGCGCGAATCAATTCTTCTGGTGCGCTGGCAAGGACAAGACCGCAAGTTGGGAGCAGTTTGAAAAGGCTGCTACAACATACCAGTTCCTCAAGAAGAAAGGCGAGTGATGCTGAAATCATTCTGGGATCATTCCGGCAAGCCGTCTGTCTTCGTCGTGATAGAGGACGGCAATGAGATTTATCGCGGCCCGTTCAAGGAAGGATATGAGTTATACAGCAAAAAAATATCGCTCATGTTTAAGAATTGCCAAATAAATCAAGCCGCACTTGAAGTGCAGAACAAAACCTAAACAAAAGTTTGACACTACACCGAGCGAGTATAGGGTTGAAATCGCTGTAGCAATACAGCCGTCTGCGTAGAAACGGACGAAACGAAAGATTAAATCGACAATAATAAATATCATCCTCCGCTACGGAAATATTTCTACCCGACAATCAATCGGTCTTTCACCGTAGTGGGGGGTGGCCCCCTCTTAATATGGAATATAAAATTGAGCAATACGAACGAGTCGATACTCTGCACGAAGGCAGTATCGAGGATATACTGATCGGAGTAACGAAGCCTTCAATAGATAGATTGTTGAGGATGCAAAATCCCGGAGACTGCATCGCCCTCTACACACTATACTGCTACATTCGGAAGTGGCAGAAGAACTGCAATGTCAGAGCCACATCAAAATTCGTAATGAACGCTTTGGATTGGGGTAGAGATAGGTTTGCTACAGCAAAAAACCAGTTAATTGAGGCACAATTTATTGAAGATGTTCAAACTAGAGAAGAAGATAACAAGTTAGATAAGTGGTATGTTAAAGTTCGATATGCCATGAGTTCCACTCTAGGGAAATTCCACACTACGGAAATCCCACAGTGTGGGAAAACCGCAGACAAATACCCTTTAATGGTAAATGAAATACCTTTTAATGGTAATGAAATACAATCTA